AATCGCATCGGATATCAAAGCCGATTGGAAGAAAGTTAACTATGGTGCTATGCCATACCTATCAGCAATGATGTGGTTAGACAAACCCACCGATACCTATGGTTCGGACTCAGCCAAAACAATCGTAACCTATTTCTTATCCAATGCAACCGCCTGGCGAGGTGATAAAGCCAAACAAATTAAACAAGAACTTAAACAATTATTCAAATGAACTTAGATTATCTAAGAGGATTCTGTCAAGATAAAATCGCACAGTATCCTGACCTTAAAATAGCAATACTTGAACTCTATTGGTTAGCCCAAGACGAGATTCAAGAAGGTGCAAGTGTATCCAATGAGGTGGCTTTAGCCATCGAAAGTATTAACCAATTAATAGAAGATGTAAACGAAACGCAAGTTGGGTGGGATGTCGCTAAAAATCATCCACACGACATTAGTGGTATTCTTAATCACGAAGAATATTGGTACAAAAAAGAAGACGGAATCTATTACCCACAATTAAGAAAAGCATAAAGCAATCACAAAAAAATTAATAAAAAACCAATGAAACTAATTAAACTAACAACATTCTTTCGTAATGTAGAAGAACCATTGTATGTAAATCCTTTGCACATTGGACATATGTATAATGTTCCCGAAGCAACTGATTACACGAAAAAAAGACAGCACACAATAGTAGGGGTAACCACCCATAACAATGGTGGCTTTGAAGTAATTGAAACACTTGAACAAATCAACAAATTAATAGAAGAAAACCAATGATAAAACTAAATGTATTAATCGCTTGTGAATTCTCCGGTGCAATCCGCAACGAATTCCGTAAACTTGGTCACAATGCATACTCTTGTGACATCGTACCATCAGAAGATAACAGCCCTTACCACTACCAATGTGATGTGCGTAATGTCATCAATGCATATGAGTGGGACTTAATGATTGCCCATCCACCTTGTACCTATCTAACTTTAGCAGGGAACAGATGGTTCAAACCCGAATATAAAGATAAGTATCCAACACGTGAACAAGACCGGGCAGAAGCAATTGAATTTTTTCAAACTCTCATCAACGCAAATATTCCTCACATTGCAGTAGAGAATCCCATCGGTATTATGTCCTCTGTATATCGTAAGCCTGATCAGATTATTCAACCTTGGCAGTTCGGAGACCCATTCCAAAAGTCAACTTGTCTATGGCTTAAAGACTTGCCCAAGTTAGAACACACCGATGTAGTTAGCAAAGGTGAGTTTATCGAATGGGAATGCAAAAAGACAGGTAGAATTAAACGCCAACCAAAATGGTATGCAGATGCATTCCAAAAGACATCAGACCCAGTTCAGAGACAAAAAATTCGTAACACTACTTTCCCCGGAATCGCCAAAGCAATCGCAGAACAATATTCCGAATTTGTATTGAATTATAAAAAATAATATTATATTTGCACAAGTAAAACACAATGATAAAAGTTTATTTCCAATCAATCGCAGGGTCACATAGTAAATTAGTTGCTGTGTTTGCATCAGAAAAGCAGTACCAAGCAATTGCTGAAGCATTAGAAATAAGAGCTGCCCAGGAGAGATGTATTGTGACAGAATCAGTAGAAGATATCTCACAAGAAATCAGTCATCTTGAGGATGCAATCGATGAGTTAACACTTACTATGGATATTCACGATGAGCAAGAACAAATAAATGCGTATAACGTACAAATAAAAGATTTAAAAAACATTCACAAATTACTAAACCAATTGAATTAATTATGAACACTAAACAAGCAATCGAAATCATCAAGAGCAAGAGATTTTTCTCTGCTGAATTCATCAAGAAAGACGGATCGACTCGTCAAATCACCGGACAATATGGTGTGAAGAAACATCTTAAGCCCAATGCTAAACCTCAAGTGTATAAACCAGCCGAGCGTGGTTACCTTACCATATGGGACTTGAAGAAAAAAGAGTATCGCCTATTGAATACTCAGACTATTGTAACTCTAAACGGAAAGGGTATAAGCAAATGATGAAGTCTTTCAAGATAGGAGAACAAGCCATCGGGGGTGTGATTCAAGTTAACTCACGCCCTCGTGGAGTATATCAAGTTAAGTGTATTGACTATTATACAAAACAAGTTGTAGCCTGGAGATTCGTATATGGCTTGGATGAATTAGAATCCTACTTGGAAGAAGTATCAACTCCCTATTGGGCAGACAAGATGATGTCTTACATCACCACTAACAACAAATGGAAAACAATCTTAAACGAAAAGTAATCATGGAAAAAATCATTAAAGTACAAGTAACAAGAACATTCACTAAAACTGCAACAATCGAACTAAACCTACCACCCGATTATCAATTGGAAGAAACGTCTGACTATCTTTATGATACGATGGACCAATGGCAAGGTAGAGTAGAAAAAGAATTAGAAAAGGCAGAGTTAGAATCTGATCCTGAAATGGTTGTCAGCAGATACGATGTATACCAACGAGTTATTCTTCAAAAGAAAATATACGGAGGTACATTATGAACAAGAATCAATTAATCAGAACACTACAGAAGAAGTATCCTAAGATGTCCATCATGGAAGATGGTAACGGATGGATAGAGGAATCAGAAGACTCATTCGTTATCGGTGCAGAGGATGGTATTACTGCATCCAATGGATACGATCTCCTAAACTATTGGACTCAGAACTATGAACATTGGGAGTTCGGTGTACATAATGAATTAGGAGACTTATTAGATTCTGCTGGATGGAATCCTCAATGGGTTAACCCAGGCGTATTAGCAATATATAAAAATTAAGGAGGCAACAAATGAAAAAAATATTATTAGCAACATTACTCATCGGAATGATGGGTGGTTGCACAGAACCAACAGTTCAGAAACAAGCAACCCAAATAGTAACTAAGGAAAATGCAAGTCCACTGAACATAATTATTATCGAAGGTTGCGAGTACCTAGAATACGATGGAGATAGCAGATATAGCCTTTGTCACAAAGGAAACTGTTATAACCCTATTCACAAAGGAGGTAACAAATGATTTGGGTATTCATAATTACGTGTATTATCATTTGGATTGCATTAAATTTCTTTGAGTTGTTTGATGATAAAGGTTTTTTTAACTCTTTAATTTTGGCATTTATGTCATTAAGTGTACTAATAGGTTTATTAGTAGGAGAAGAAATTGGTGAAAGATCAAATAAACCCATTAAACCTTCTATTGAAGTTAAGTGTAAAGACGGTAAATGTGATACTATCTACATATACAAAGGAGGTAGACAATGAAACTATACACAGAAGAACAAGTAAAAACAATGCTAATTAAAACAGACAAATTCACGCCACTGCATATTGAACATCTTATGAATGAAATAAGACCAATCGAACTACCAAGTGATGAGGAGATAATCTCAGAGAATCAACTTAGTGAATTCAACTCAGAGGATGTAGCGTATTATAATGGTGCAAAATGGATGCGTGATAAAATACAAGGAGGTAACCAATGAAAGTATTAGAATTATTCGCAGGTAGCCGATCCATCGGCAAGGTATGTGACGAGTTAGGACACGATGTGTTCTCCTCTGATTGGCAACAATTTGACGGCATTGACTATGTTGTAGACATTAACAAGTTTGACACGAACGAAGTGCCTTGGGTTCCTGATGTCATATGGGCATCTCCTCCATGTACTACATTCTCTGTTGCCTCTATAGGTAAGCATTGGGATATGAATCGGAGACCCAAAACTATAGCAGCCATTATGGGTTTGCAAATCCTCAAGAAAACAATTGACATTGTTGAACACTTTAAGCAGTTGAATCCCAATCTAATATGGCACATCGAAAACCCTCGTGGTATGATGCGTAAACTAGATTTATGGAATAACATATTGCACACTCGCCACACAGTTACCTATTGTCAGTACGGAGATTCTCGTATGAAACCTACAGACATCTGGACCAATAACTATGATTGGACACCACGCCCTGCTTGTAAGAATGGTGATACTTGCCATATCTCTGCACCTCGTGGCAGTCGTACCGGAACTCAAGGACTCAAAGGTTCGTATTTAAGATCACAAATCCCCTATCAATTATGCAAAGAGATAATAACTTCAATAGCCCTATAGTCGATGCGATACTGACCATAGGGTTCGTAGACTACAATCCATTCACTCAACAAGAACTCAAGGGTAGGTATTCATTTATCCTGGATTACTACGATGAGATTCCGATAGATTCTATGTCATTGGGTGATTACATAGAACATATTAATCAGAAGGCTGAAACCCTTTACAATGACATTATGACTGATGAGAGTTTTAAGCACATTTTTGCCTACGAGGTTTTAGCAACTGAATCTTTTTATGAACTAAGATTGGTTTTTATTACGGATGAACACTATCCTGAATTGGAAGAAATATCTGTAGAAGTATATGATGAGCAAGAAGATTTAGAAGATGAAATATATTAAGATAGAAGTCACCAAGAAAATGTACGATGCTCTGATAGATAGATTTGGGTCTCAGAAAAGAGTAGAGGACATTATCTCATTAAGAATAGAAAGCAGTATTAAAAATGCTTTGATGAATCAGAAGGCTAAAGAGTATGTTCCAAGAGAAGAGATTAACATATTCTTGCGAGATGAAATCTATCAGTATCTCAATGATATATGTGTTAAGAGAAGCATAAGCAAAAAAGATTACATAAGAAAAAAACTAAGTCGTTTATTAGAATGAAAGCAATAGGTTATATCCGTGTATCAACCGATATGCAAGCTGATAAGGGTACATCCCTTGATAATCAGATTGCTCGTATCCAAGAGTTTGCAAAAGCCAAAGGGCTTATATTGGAAAATATTTTCCAAGATGCAGGTTTTAGTGGAAAAAATACGAATCGTCCTGGCTTCCAGGCAATGCTTAATAGAATAAACCAAGGCGGTATCGGTGTGTTAATTGTATGGCACTCTACTCGTTTTGCTCGTAATCTCCGGGACTTTATTAATCATATGGCTGACCTTGAGAAGAAGAAGGTTAAGTTCTATTCATTAGAGGAACCGGAGATGAGTGGTTCATCCGGTAAGGCTATGCGAAATCTTATGGCTGTGTTTGCCGAGTATCAGTCAGATGTAACAGGAGAGCATACTCGTTCGGTTAAGGCGAATCTCAAAAAGAATAAGCAAGTGTATTGTCCTTATGCTCCCCTTGGTTTTGTAGTTGAGGATGGTAAATTAATCCGAGACCCAAAGGCTTTCCAAATTGTTGATCAGATATTCTCTTATCGTCAGCAAGGTATGTCAATGCGAACAATTGCTGAGACATTAAATGCAAGTGGTATCAATGGTAACAAGGGCGGTAAGTTCTATGCTAGTACAATTCAAAAAGTTTTAAACAATCCAATTTATGAGGCAAGAAAGTAAAATAGATAGAGAAATAAGAGAGACAATACTTGAATGTCTTGAAGATGTTGTTGGTATCCCAAGAGAGTATTGGGAACAAAAAAGAACTAAGAAAAAAGAAGAAGTTATTGTTCGACAGATATACATCTATATGCTGTGTGAACTGACAGAAAAAACAAGACAAGAAATCGCAGACATCTGTCGATTGAAATATCATACATCAGTAATTAGAACACATCGCATAGTTGATGTATGGAAAAAACAAAAAGAAAATTATCCGTATCAAAATTTAATTATAACCAAAGCATTCGAAAAATATGAGCAAAGAAATAGTTGAATTGTTCGAGTACATTTTGGATCAGATAGAACCAAGATGGAAAACCAATGAGGCAGTCGTGGAAACTCTTGAGAAAATTAAAGGGTCTCAGAGTAAACGATTTGCACCTCCATCATTACAAGAAGTAACTGAAGAGCTGAAGAGTCAGAGGGTTCGTAATTATCAGCAACAAGCAGACAAGTTCTGGAACTTTTATGAGGCCAAGAATTGGATGATTGGAAAGAATAAGATGAAGTCCTGGAAGGCTGCAATTAAAACATGGAACTTTGACAAAGACAATCTTTTAGTATGATTCTGAAAAAAACTTTACAAAATATTATATATATCGCATATATTTGCTTTTTAACGTATTCGGTATACTTGTTCTATATCGTTTTAAATAAATTATCACAGATATGACTTACAAATTAAACGAACAACTTGAACTTGTCCCAGTTCGGAACAACTACAAATGGATATCCTATTTGGCTTTGGTGATAACCATTTGTGTAATTACATTGTACTTACTTAAACCTGAGACAATTAAAATAATCTACAAGGTTGTACACCCTGAGGTACAAAATTCTGTACAAGATGTTGAACTAACAGAAGAGGGTATTGTTAAATGTCTGCATGAGAATGGTTGCGTTTTACCCAACGTAGCGTTGGCTCAAGCAAGATTGGAATCGAATCTTGGTCAGAGTAATGTAGGAAAGAATGCCAAGAATATGTTTGGCATTGTGCATCATAAATGTAAATATGTAATAGGTAAGCACGGAGTGTATGCCAAGTATGATAAGTATGAGGATAATATTAAGTGCTATATACATATTCAAGATCATTATTTGACCCGAATCAATGGCGTATATGCATCAGATTCTGAGTATATTAGCAAGATTAAATCAATGCGTTAATGTGTAAAAAGAAACATATGGCAATTATAGAATTAAGAGTAATCAAAGAAAGTATTTGTGAGCATAACCCTAAAGCTCAAAGTGTTTGTTATCCAGACACTATGGTAGACTTCAATGAATTTCAAGAAAACATTTTAAAACAACTTAATAATTATGACACTAAAAGAAGCGTTGAGAATCACGAAGGAATTCGGGTTCGCAAGAAAAACCGTAACAACTGAGGCATCTGGATGCGACCATGTATACCACTACTTTGTTTTTCAAATTGGTGATATACAATTTATGTTATCTAATGATGACTCTGATAACGGAGACGAATGGTATGGTACTATATTCGATTATCAAGTTAAGTTCTATACAATAGATTCATTCGTAACAGTATTGTTGGCAATTAAAAGAGGCGAGTGGGATGCAGATACAATTTAGTAATCGTCACAACGATGTAATTACATTTACCCAACTCGAAGAGAACAAATACCTTATGCAAGGTGGTAAATATTGTCGCTATGGATGGGACTCAGAAGAAGATTTTCAATCCAAACGATATTCTTTCGTAAATCCAAGCGGAGGTCCGTATATCTCACAGGGTATGACGATGGGTTACATTCACCAAAATTGGGTAGGTAAGATTATCAATTACATAACTGTTGACGAAGAAAGTGGAAACAAAATTATTATCACCTACCCTGAGCGAATTGTTAAGGCAACGGTAAATAAGAAAGATGAGTTCAGAATATATTCAGCAGAGGGTAATGTTATTACTACTAAAGAAAGTTTCAATGAGGCAGTTAAATGGATAGAGGATAAGTATGAACGCAGACAAGTTAGTTAAATTAGGAATTGATCTCCGGGACAGATGGAGTGGAGAAGTTAAAACACTATGTCCTAAGTGTTCCCATCAACGTAAGAAAAAGGCTGACCCATCTCTTGGTGTTAATATAGATACCGGAGTTTGGAAGTGTCACCATTGTGGTTGGAGTGGTTCGGTTAATCAGTATGTGAGGCCCGAACCTAAGCAACCAATTCAGACTGAAGGCATCTATGAATACTTTGAGAAAAGAAAAATCTCCAAGGAGACTGTTGAATACTTTGGTATTGCAGAGTCCAAGGAATGGATGCCTCAGGATCAGAAGGAACATCGTGTAATTTGTTTCAATTATTTTTTAGATGGAGAACTCATCAATATCAAATTCAAGACCGCTGACAAGAAGTTCAAGATGGTCAAGGACGCAAGAAAGATTCCATATAATATCGATGCAATCAAGGATAGTCATTATGTTATTATATGCGAAGGCGAAGAAGAAACTATGGTCTGGCATCAATCGGGTCTCAGAGCAGTTTCTGTTCCGAATGGTGCTAGTAAAAACAATAATAACCTTGATTGGTTGGATTCTACTTATGAACTATTTGACGAGAAGGTAATCTACCTTGCTACAGATAACGATGAGCCTGGAAGAAAACTAAAGGAAGACTTAGCTCGTAGGTTTACATCTGCCGATATTCGTATCATCGAGTTCCCTGAGAATGAGAAGGATGCTAACGATTGTCTTAAGAGATACGGCCAAGACTTTATCACTCGCCTATTTGAGAATGCCAAGCCTCTACCTATATCAGAAATCTCTTCTGCATTAGATTATCTCTCTACTATACAATCGTATCACAAGGATGGTTATCCGGTAGGATCGCTTGTAGGGATGTCTGAGACCGATGAGCATATCTCTTGGAATCGTGGTGAGTTAGGTGTAGTCACAGGTATTCCTGGTTCGGGTAAGTCAACGTGGTTAGACTATATGTTTATTCGCCTGTCCTATCTGAAGAATTGGAAGTTCGGTGTATTCTCTCCAGAGAACATAGCACCATTGAAGATTACTCGTATGTCCGAGCAATTATTAGGTAAGCCTCTAAGCTCGATGAACTCAGTTGAAATAGAACACGCTGTGCAAGTAATCAGTAATCATTTTTGGTTTTACAACGTAGAAACCTTGGAGGACTATACCTTGGGTAACTTATTGAGATTGGGTGAGACCCTAATCAAACGCCATGGTATTGATTGTCTATTGCTCGATCCTTTTAATTACATAGAAAATGACTCAACTGAGGATAGTTCGAATGAAAAGATTGGTATTTTATTACGAACTTTGAAGAAATTTGCAGTAAAGAATAATGTATTGGTCGTTTTGGTTGCCCATCCTAGAAAAATGGATAGAACATCCGCTGGGTATAATGTTCCTAGGCTTTACGATATTAGTGGATCTCATCATTTTTTCAATGTGCCTGATTGGGGTGTGGCGGTCCATCGTTCATTCCAAAATGGTCAGAAAGATCCAGTCGAAGTTCACATCCAAAAAATCAAGTGGCACTTCCGAGGAAAACTTGGGCGAGTAGATTACGAATTTGACCGAGGTAGTGGTCAATATTCAGAGGACGGTAAATTTAATTCATTAATAAATTTAAAACATGATATACAATCAGATGAGAATGATTTGTTCTCTACACAAGAAGCGTGGGGAAGAGGTTCAGGAATTCAACCTCAGTCCACACTTCTATGAGAAGATGGTCAAGAAGGTATTGATTTACAATGACAAGCAAATAGATTTAGTATGCGAAGGTTGGTTAAAAATTGAAAAGTATTTTTACATAGAACTGAAGACAGCACAAGGAATAATTTATACAACAAACTATATTTATAAACTAAGAAATGATAATAGTATACGATATTGAAACATTTAGTAATTGTTTTACCTACATAGGTATGAATGTTGACACCAAGGAGATGGACATCTTTGTAATTGGTGATGAGAGTTTGGGCTCAGATTTGGATGCTTTCCAAATTTATCTGAGAGATTTGAAAGACAAGAAAGCTGGTATGGTTGGCTTTAATAACGTATTCTTTGACTGGCCCATTGTCCGTGCAATTATGGAAGATGAGGTTCATACTGCCCAACAGATTTATGCGTTGGCTCAACAGATTATTTCTCAAGAGAAGCGATCCTATTTGCCACAAGAGATACCTCAGTTGGATTTGTATTTACTGAATCACTACGATAACAAATCTCGCAGTACTTCTTTGAAGGCCTTGGAGGTTTCTTGCGGATGGGATAACGTAATGGATATGCCTTTGGATCACACCTCAAAGATTGATAAGATTAGTCTAGAGAATGTGATTGCCTACAACAAAAATGATGTGGAATTTACTGCATACTTTTATGAGTTATGCAACGAAAAAGTTGAATTACGTAAGAGAATTGGCAAGAAATACAACCTTAAAGTGTTAAATAAGAGCGATGTAGTTATCGGTGAGTCTATCTTTTTAAAATATTTATCTGAAGCAATGCGAATACCAGTAAGACAATTAACAGAAATCAGAGGTAAACGAGCAGATGTACCTTTGAAGCAGATTATTCTTTCCAACGTAAAGTTTGAGACACCTCAATTTAATAAGTTGTTGACCTTAATGAAGGATACAACATCGTCTTCTACGTTTCTGAAAAAGTTTGTCGAAGGACTTAACACAGGAATAAGCACTAACGAATTGTTGGATAAGTTCCGGGACAACAACATTAGGGTCCAGAGAATCGCCCAACAGAAAAAGAGTTTTAGTTTTTCTGTAAACTTTGGTGAGATGCGTTTGGATTATGGTGTTGGTGGTATACACGGATGTGTACCCCCTGGAGTATATACTTCTAGTAAAACATATAAAATTTTAGACATTGATGTAAAATCATACTATCCAAATCTATTTATTCAAAATCGTTTACACCCTCGCCAAATGAAGCAAGATGTATTTGTCAAGGTGTACTCTGATATTTTCCAAGAGAGGGTTAAAGCACAGCAGGAAGGAGATACGTTGACGAGCGATGCATTGAAGTTAGCGTTGAATGGAATGTTTGGTAAGACTGGTTCTGATGTGTCTTGTTTCTACGATCCGTTCGTGTTCTATGCCATTACCGTGAATGGACAATTGTTCATCTCTATGCTTGTAGAACGATTGGTATTGGCTGGTGCTGAGTTGCTCCAAGTAAATACTGATGGTGTTACTGTAAGTGTACCTCGTAAGCAAGAGGCTGAGATACTTGAAATCTGTAAGAGATGGGAGGCTGAGACCAAATTGACTTTGGAATATGCAGATTATGCAAAGATGATTATCCGAGATGTAAACAATTACATTGCAGTTGGTGAGAATGGTAAGATTAAAGAGAAGGGAGCATTTGAAACTAAAAAGGATTGGCATAAGGATAACTCTTATATGGTTGTTCCCCTAGCAGTTCGTGAATACTTTGTGAATGGGACTCCGGTATCTGAGACCCTACGCAAACACGAAAACATTCTAGACTTCTGTGGTCGATATAAGGCAACCAAAGGATGGCACTCCGAGTTTGTTTATCTTGATGGAGATCGTGAGAAACGATTGAACTTCGGAAAGATATATCGCTTCATCCCTGTTATTAAGGGAGGTGTATCTCTGAAGATAAATAAGGACGGCAGAGAGCACCAATTATGTGAAGGGTATCAGACATACCCATTCAACAAAAAGGATGCCTTTAATATGGCTAATTTGAATTACGGATTCTTTGAAAACGAATGTAGGAAACTAATTGAGTTGATAAAACCCAACCAATTGAGTTTGTTTACTTACTGATATTTACCTTAACCCATTCTCTTGTGTATCTACCATTGATAAACTTGAGGATGGGTATTTCTTTTACTAAGATTTCTTGTGGTTTTGATTTCTCCGACTTCTTGACAATGTTTTTATGCATTATCTCACAAGCTACCATAGCATCTGCTAAGTCTGTATTATCAATCAAATAGTTTTTTAAATCGGTAATCATTGAAAGAAACCAAATATCATCGCAGTAAGTGTTCAGGTAATCAATTAAATAAGAGTTACCTCGTTCTGCGGTGATATCGTTTTTATAATATCCTACGGAGTCATCGTCCTTAAAAAATCCCTTACCTAGGAAGATTGGTTTTTTGGCCAATAGATGCAGTTTACCAGCGTCTTTATACTTTTGCTTTACAACACCACCACGGTTAATCTCAATCATTGCGATTGCGTTGTTATAATACTCTTGCATAAGTATCATATTCTTTACAATCATATCAGGGTCTGAGTCCCTTTCCGAATAGTGAGCTACATATCTATTGGTATCAATATCCTTAATTACAATTGCTTGGTTAGAACCATCTCCCATATTCTTAGAGTTGA